TTGCCCAATTTGAGGCAAAAAATAGATTAAATTAGCCCTTGACAAACCCGATAAATATGTTATATTGGTTATAGTCAATTGGAGAGAACCACCATGCGTAAAACCCTAGCAATCTTACTCGCAGCCGCAACATTATTTACCGCAACGGCAGTAAATGCTGACTGGAACGGGCATCGTCATTATGGCGGTGGTGGTGGCAATGGTGGCAATTGGGTTGCTCCTCTGGTTGGTGGGTTGATTGTTGGTGGTATTCTAGGCGGTATGGCGCAACAGAACCAACAACAGTATTATGGTCAACCACAATATTATCCACAACCACAATACTATCAGCCGCAGACGTTTTGTCGCTTGGTTCCTGTGTATGATGCATGGGGCAATTATGTAGGTCGTCAACGTCAGTGCTGGCAACAATAAGGTGATATATGGGATTTCTCGACAAACTACTTGGTAAATCAACAAACAATGACGCTAACGCTTCTGCTGTTGTTACAGAAAGCGCACCACTAGCCTCTACTAAAACTAGCACAAAACCTAAGAAACCTCGTAAACCACGTGTGAAGAAGGTTGTTGAGGAAACAACTGCTTCACAAATTGAACCGCAAGTCAAGGTTATAAAGTTTGACTTTGATCCTGCTAATCCACAAATTGGTTCTATGGAACTTGATTGGAATGCAGAGTTTATTGAGATGCTACGTCAAAACGGCTATCGTGGTGTAAATCCAGAGGCACTCGTTGATGCGTGGCTAAATGATGTTGCTCGCAATATCATTAATAGTTCACAGCCAAGTACACAACAAAATCCTGACGGCACAAGCCGTTATGTCAATCGCCGTGATTTAGGTGATGGACTCAGTGAATTCAGTTAATACTTGACAAACCCCTAACTAGGTATTATATTAGTATTATGAAATATCTTCTCGTAGATACAGCAAACCTGTTCGCTCGTGCACGTCACTCTACTGCACGTAGCGCAGATACTTGGCAAAAGATTGGATTGGCATTGCATATTATGTTCAATGTCATACAGAAAATGCATCGTCTGCATAAGCCAGACCACGTTATCTTTGCTCTTGAGGCACGTAGCTGGCGCAAAGATCATAACACAACTTATAAGGCAAATCGTGCTGTTGTTAAGTCTAAGATGACAGTTCGTGAAGCAGAAGAAGATAAAGAGTTTTGGGAAGTTTATAGTGAATTTACCAAATGGATTGATGAACGCACAAACTGCAGCGTAATTCGTGTTGAACGTGCAGAAGCAGATGATATCATCGCTCGTTGGACTGCGCTTCATCCTAATGATGAACACATCATCCTATCCAACGATACTGATTTTTATCAGTTGCTTAGCGATAAGGTTACCATTTATAATGGTATGACCAATCAATATATCACTCTACAAGGTTTCTTTGAAGATAACGGCAAGACTGTTATGGATAAACTTACTAAAGCACCAAAGACTGTCGGTGATCCTAAGTTTATCCTCTTTGAGAAATGTATGCGTGGTGACCCCACAGATAATATTATGACTGCAAATCCTGGCGTTCGTACTAAGGGCAGTACCAAAAAGGTAGGTCTGGTAGAGGCTTATGCTGACCGTGATCGCAAAGGCTATGCATGGAATAATATGATGCTGCAACGTTGGGTTGATCATAATGGTGCGGAACACCGTGTGCTTGACCGATATGAAGAAAACCGTGTGCTTGTTGATCTCACTGCACAGCCCGAAGAAATTCGTGATGCTATTGACGCTGCACTAATTGGAATTAATCCTAAAGAAAACCGTCAGATTGGTACACAATTGATTAAGTTCTGCTCCAAGTATGAACTTATTAAACTTAGTGAGAATGTTCAACCTATTGCTGAAATACTCAGCAAACCACTTGTAAAGGAATATCAATATGCGTAATTTTTTTGTAAAGTATTTTCCATGGGTAATTATCATTTTCTTTGGATATGAGATTTTTCACTATTGGAACCTTGACCAAGACCGTGTTCTAATGGATATCGTTGCTGCTATTGGTTGGGCTTCATTTATTGAAGTTCGTAGTGAATATAATTCATTTTTTGACATGATTGAAGGAAAGATTAAAGATGACACTCAAGGCTAAAAACATTGTAGAAAATCGTTTCTGGATTATTGAAAACGACAAAGGCGAACGCATTGGAAACATTGCGCAAACCAATAGCGGCGTTCGTTGCACAGTTAGTGATGTAGTAGAAGTATTTCCAAGTATGGCAGAAATGTCAGAAAAGAAAAATATCTCTATTGTTCGCAGAACTCGTGAACTTAAAACAAAAACAATTGATGGTGAAGTATATGGTTTTCCCACCAATCATACACCGCACAATACGCTATGGAATGTAAAACTTAAACTTCCACTATACACTAAAAATGATAAGAGTAGTTCATTCTACTGTGCTGGTTATTATATTGTTAAGTATAATAAATCATTCGTAGCAGAATATGCACCTAAACTTATTACGCTACAACGATATGAATATGAAGGTCCATTTAAGACCAAGTTGGAACAGCAAGAACGTTTAAGGATCATGAATAGTGAGACCGCCTAGAACACATCATATTAGAGAATTTATTAATCGTGGACAAAACATTGTTGGCAATAACTTAGTTCTTGATAAGGAAACCATTGCCAATGTTACAAAAGAACTTGCTGATGTTCTTGCACATGTGCTTGAACTTGAAAGTAAAATTGCAGAACTAGAAGAAAAAGTTCAGAATAACAACGTTCTTACGGTTGAATTGGTAGGAGATAATTTTTAAACCTAATTTCAATAGGCTAAATAATTTTAGCGAATACTCAATATGTCAAGACCTAAGCCTCAAGTACTACTTGAAATTACTAATAAACAAACATATAAGTCAGAACAAGTTTTGGCTAGCGAAGGCATATGGGCTATCTTCTTAGATAATAAGCCAGTTAATCTTAAAACTACAAGTATGTTAGCACAATATGCTGGTCCAAAATATAAGAAAAGTTCATTTTCAAATCCTGGTCACGCTATCAATCTTTGCAAGAAACTTAATACACAATTCAAAACAACTCGTTTCAGTGTAGTTCTACTTAATAGTGGACCATCGGTTTATCCTGCAAAAAATGACACAAAAGTCTAAGACCGATTGGACACATGAATTATATCATCTTGCACACGGTGAAGATGCGTTCATTCCACATATAAATCAAAAAAATATCTATATTCTTTATTGGTATAATAACAATAAAAATTTTGGTTTCAGGCTCAATAACACTGCATTTGAGATTATGCGCAATGCTGGTTATAAATTCTATGAGCATCAAATTGACAGACGGAAGTATCAAATCAATGGCAAAGAACTAGTGTTAATGGATCGCTATCATAACCACCCTTGGTTTTACCAAATGAGCAAAGGTGAACTATTCCTAATGGATAGCGAACTCTCTATGATGTTAGAACTTTGTGGTGGAAATTTAGGGCAAGCTATTCAAAATATGTCTTGACAGATATATAATCCATGCTATATTCATAATATAAGCAATGGGGAAAGGCAATGCGCAGCGCAGAAGCAAGAGAATTAGCGAAACCGCTGTACCGTCAGCGAATAGTTCTTGCCAAAAAAGGCAAAGGCAGTTATAATCGTAAGAAGCAAAAGGAAACTAGCAATGACTGATACCATTTCTCTCAAAGATGCCATGACTGCCGCCGTAGCCGCCCAACGGGTTAATGGCAAGTATATCAAGCGTTATGATGCCAAGGAAGGTGAACTTTCCAATGGCGCACTTATGCGTGAATTTCTCAATCCAGAAATGGTAAACTTTGACCATTTGCCACAAGACATTGAAATTGCTGATCAAATTCTAGAGTATCTTGATAGCAAAATGATTGAACTTATTGCTGGCACTCTCCATGATTATTGGAAGAATCTTGTCCTATTGACAGAACAAAAGGCAATTAATGCCAAGGATTTCAAGACCTTAGCCTTGGTTGCCAGCGTTCCTAACTCCTATTTTAACGCAATTGGGCGTGAAAAAGCGCAGGATGAACTGCGTGTTATTGCCGAAAATAGCCGTCATATTGGCAAGGTTGGCGACAATATTGAAGCAGATTTGACCATCAAATCAGCGGTTTATAGTGCCAACTATAACAAATGGTATCATACCGCCCTCACTGCTGACCAAAATTTGGTCTGTTTTCCGCTGTCAGAACAGTTAAATCGGGGCGATATTATCGCTATTTCGGCTAGAATTCACAAGCATGATGACAATAATCAGACCCGTTTACACTATGTGCGGATCAAAAAAAGTGCTTGACAACCCTTAAATCTGTGTTATATTCATAATATAAGCAATGGAAAGGTATACCCCATGAACCACATCGAAGCCATCCGCATGGATTTAACCGCTCTTGAAGCCTCATATTCACTTTATATGGATACCGAATGTTATGATGAAGCCAATATGGTATCAAAAGCCATCGACATGCAGTGGGGCTTGCTAATTGCGGCAATCCGTGCAGAAGACCCCCATACCACAGAAGCCGATATCCGTTACTTTGAAAATAATGCTTGACAACTCCTAAATCCATGTTATATTAAGTTATAGTCAATTGATGGAGAACACGGATGCGCAATTCTTGGTCATTTTCTCAGTATCTTGAAGAAATCATCACCCTAAGCGAAATCGTTGAAATTCCTGGCATTGAGGAATCCCGTGCTTCTCTTATCACAGAAATGTGGGCTAAATTTCCTAAAGAATGTGTGGCAATCGGTCTCACTGACGGGGTTAAAAAATAACCCTTGACAGCCTCTAATTCTGTGTTATATTACTAATATAAGCAATGGAGCGGCGAAATGGCACAAGTAAGCACCCGTAAGGCTAAGATTTCCACTATCCTTCATAACCGTTATTTTACCAAAGGTGTACAGGATGCGGTAGCAGGTCGCCCATTTGACCCCGATTATGACAAGTGGGAAACTGCTTCTCACGGTGCCGCACAGTGGTGTTACGAGCGTGGTCGCCAATATGGTATTGCCACAGGCGGTAAAGTTCCTACTAAAACTGGTAAGCGAATTAACTATTTTGCTATTCGTGAGTTTAACCGTCTTTACCATGATGGTTCAATTATCTGATAAAAAGTGCTTGACAACCCCTAAATCCGTGTTATATTAAGTTATAGTCAATTGATGGAGAGCGAGACATGACTGCCACCGATCTTACGATGTTTGGTATGACCAAAGCCGATATCCGTGACCAATATATTAACAGTATCTCTGCCAAACTGGTTGGCGTGGAGATGGTCGTCATGGGTATTCTTTCCGATTGTCAGGAAATGATGGCTAGGCGGAATCCAACAATTCCGCACCCAAATGTAGATGAATTTATCCGTCAGCAGATGAATATCGCTAAGTTTATTCTTAGCGAAATGATGCAAAAAACTGCTTGACAAACCGCAATTCTGTGTTATTGTTATAATATAAACAGTGCAACGGAGAATTTAAATGCAGTTGATCCCAACCAATCGCTTTGATAAGAAACTGTTCGTCACCACGGGTGATTATGTTTTTTATGGTGCTGAACGCCGTTTTGTTGCACGTTTTAAACATTCTAAAAGCCCCTTTACTAAAGCAAAGTTCATCAAGGAACTGATTGCCAACCATACTGTTGAAGGCTACTTCATGGCTCTTGAACACAACCATCAGGCACCGCTTAATATCCTTCGTGACAAGAACGAGGACTGGTATTTTGAAATTCTTGAGGCATTTTCTGGTCGTGATCTGCGGAAAGCAGCATAATTTTTTGCTTGACATACCTCATTTCTGTGTTATTGTTATAATATAAACAGCAACGGAGATTTCCCATGGATATGCAATCTGGTCTCGCCGCTATCATTGAAAAGTCCAAAGCCGATTATCTTGCTTGGAATGGCAATCGTACTAATGATCCAATCGTCGCCAAGATGATTGAAGAATATAATGCCTCACTCCGCATTGAGGAAGGCAGCAAATATTTCAAGATTGTTCAGCGTAATTCGGTGCATTCCTTCGTGGTTAAGAAGGATGGTGGCAAGTTCCGTGCTGGCGATATCTTGAAGCCTGCTTCGTGGCGTTCGCCTGCTATAAACTTTGCTCGTGGCAATGTTCTAGACGGTACTCTTGATTGCATTCGTTGGACGGGTGCGCTGTAAAAAAAGTTCTTGACAGAACAAAATAATATGCTATATTAAATTATAGTCAACTGATGGAGAAACACAATGGCTAAGAACACTGACAATGCACTTTCAGAAGTGCGCACGGTTACCCTCGCTGCTGCAAAGCGTGAGGTCATGGTTTGCGCTCGTCGCAAGCGTCCTGTATTCCTTTGGGGTGCGCCTGGTATCGGTAAGTCCGAACTCGTTGCAGACCTTTGCGAAAGCATGGGTGGCAAGTTGTATGACTTGCGTCTTGCACTCATGGACCCTTCTGACTTGAAGGGCGTTCTCTACTACAATCCTACTGTTGGCAATGCTATGTGGAATGCGCCGCCTGATCTTCCTTCTAAGGAAGAGGCTGCTCAGTATCCTGTAGTGTTCCTGTTCCTTGACGAAATGAACTCTGCTGCACCAGCAACACAGGCTGCTGCATACCAGTTGGTTCTCAATCGTCGTGTTGGCACCTATGAGTTGCCTGAGAACGTTGTTATCGTTGCCGCTGGTAACCGTGACACTGACCGTGGTGTAGTCTATCGTATGCCATCGCCACTTGCCAACCGTTTTGTTCACTTGAACTTGCGTGTTGACTTTGAGTCGTGGAATGATTGGGCTATCAACCATGCCATCAATCCTGATGTGGTTGCCTATGTCACCTGCAACAAGAACGACTTGTTCAACTTTGATCCTCGCTCGTCAGGTGCATCGTTTGCTACGCCTCGTTCGTGGTCGTTTGTCAGTGAGTTGCTGCAAGAAGACCTTAACGATACCGAACTCAATGACCTTGTATCTGGTACGGTTGGCGAAGGTGTTGCACTCAAGTTTGCTGCCCATCGTAAGGTTGCAAGCCAGATGCCTAACCCTAGTGACATTTTGTCTGGCAAGGTCAAGGATTTGCGTACTAAGGAAATCGGTGCCAAGTATTCTCTCACGGTCTCTTGCTGCTATGAGTTGAAGGACTCGTTTGACAAGCGTGGCGGCGAGCGTATGAAGGAAAACGATATCGTTGCATGGCACGAAGAACTTGACAACGTGTTCCGTTTCTACCTTGACAACATGGACACCGAGTTGCAAGTTATGATGCTTGCTACTATCCTTCGTAACTACAAGCTGCCTATGAAGACTAGCCGCTTGAAGAACTACAAGGATTACCATGCAAAGAACGGTGACTACATCCTCGCCGCTGTGCGTGACTAATTCTCTCGCCCCATCGTTCTCCATCAGTGAGGGCGAGACTATAGGGGGGTAAATTACCCCCCTATTTTTTTTCTTGACAACCTATATAATTGTGGTATTATAAATTATAAACATTGGAGAACGCAATTATGGCTAAGATCAAACAAGGTGCTGGCAAACTCAGCGAGACGATTGATGCGGTTCAGGACGAGGCAGCACGTCAGGCTATTCTTAAAGCCCGTATTGCCCTTGTGCTCAAGCAACCTTTCTTTGGCAATCTTGCCATGCGTCTTACCCTTAAGAACGCTGACAGTTGGTTGACGACTGCTGCTACCGATGGTCGCCACTTCTACTACAACAGTGAGTTTATCCTTAAACTTCCTACTAATCAAATGATGTTCCTATTCTGCCATGAGTTGCTTCACTGCGCTTATGACCATATGAACCGTGGTCGTGGTTATAACCGTGACCTTGCTAACATTGCAATGGACTATGTAGTCAATGCCGATTGCATCAAGTACAACCTTGGTCAAAAGATTACGGTTGTGCCTGTTCTTTATGATCGCAAGTATGACGAATGGAACTTTGAACAGGTCTATGATGACCTTATCAAGAATGCTAAGCAGATCAACATTGAAGATTTGCTTGACCAGTTGCTTGACGAACACATGGATGGTTCGCAAGGCAAGGGTAATGGCGAAGATGGCAAGGATGAGAAGGATGGCAAGGGCAACGGTCGTCCTAACCCGCTGACACCAGAAGAACGTCAGGCTATCAAGGACGAGTTCAAAGAAGCTATGCTTGCTGCTGCACAGTCTGCAGGTGCTGGCAATACGCCTGGCAACATCAAGCGTATGATCAATGAACTCACGCAGCCTAAGATCAACTGGCGTGAACTCATTACACAGCAAATCCAATCTACCATCAAGAACGATTACACATGGACTATTCCTAACAAGAAAATGTTCTCACAAGGTTTCGTTCTGCCTAACATGCGCAAGGATCAAGCTATCGATGTTTGCATCGCCATTGATACCAGTGGTTCTATTGGCAATGATCAGTTGAATAACTTCTTTAGTGAAATCAACGGTATCATGCAATCCTATGATGACTACAAGGTCAAAATTTGGTGCTTTGATACGCAAGTTCATAATCCAGTAGACTATACTACTGCTGATGGTGATGACCTTATCAACTATGAAGCAGCAGGTTTTGGTGGCACTGATTTTGACGTAAATTGGAAGTGGATGAAGCATGAAGATGTAAATCCAAAACTCTTCATTGTGTTTACTGATGGCGAACCATATGGTTCGTGGGGTGATGAAAACTATTGTGATACGGTGTGGATTATCCATAACAAGTATAACAAGAACATCGAACCACCATTTGGTATCCATGCCTACTACGAAGATTGATACGAAAGGGCTAGAAAATTTCTAGCCCTTTTTCTTTATAGTTAAATACTAATATAATACGGAGATTAATATGACTGACACAACAACCACAGAAGTATCTGCTGAGCAAACACCACCAAGCATTGCCATTAATGACATTGCTTTTCTTGTACAAATTGTGGAGATTGTTGCACAGCGTGGCGCTTTCCGTGCCGAAGAATTAACCAGCGTTGGTGCTGTATACGACAAGGTAAAGGCATTTATTGTTGCTAATACCCCACAACCTGCACCAGCAGTTCAATCAACAGAGGAATAAAATCAATGAGTTTTTTTAAACACGTAGGAACTGTCAATAACAAGAAGGTAATCATTGTTCAACGCCAGTTGAACGGCGATGAAGCGCATATGGCAGTAGTAATTTATAGTGGTATTATGCCAAGCAAGTACCATGATGATGTTATGAAATTGCTAGAAAGTCCAGAAGGACAGGCTGCTTATGAGTTTCGTGATATCCTAGAACGTCGCATGATGGCAGATGGTCAAAACATGCTACAAGCCCTAAGTCACGAAAATTATCTAAAGCGTGTACCAGCGAACAATGTTATTGTTACACCAAACAGCAAGAGCAGCATGCGTCTTGACGAACTTACCAAATTGTTAAACCAAGTTGGTAGAGGAGATGAGGCAGTTAAACAACTTGACCGTATGGAAAATCAATTAGGCTATGCTGATCCAGCAAAGGCAGCTTTGACTGATAGTCAAGTTGCAGAAAGTGTTTCACTTGCTGATATGGGCATTGATGTAGCAGCAGAGAATGCTAAGTTAAGTGCTCCAGTTGCTGCTGCACCAGCACCAATCGATCAAACTGCACTTATGATGCAGATGATGCAAACTATGCAAGCGATGCAACAACAGATTGCTTCACTATCTGGTAACAAGGCACCAGCACCTGCTAAGGCAGCACCGAAGGCTGCTAAGGCAAAGACTGCTAAGACCGCAGCACGTGCCTAATAACACGAAGTTCAGTGATGAATTTTATGAGCGATGGGAACATCTGATTTCAACAGTTGAGATTTCAGAAGTTCCCATGCGTTTTATAAAAGAAGTATGTGTAAAACTTGATACAGGTGAAACTCATAGTTTTGATATTGGATTAATGTTAAATCGTGGATATGATCCAGAAACACTTGAAGAAATTGTTCAAGAATATCTGGATGCCCACGATGATTTAATTGATGTAGTAGACTTCCATCTTAACCTACCTGCAATTGCCGAAGAGGTTGAAGGTAGAACTAACGAATTATTGGACTAATGATTAAAGCTATCTTTGCTGTGGATCGTAATGGCGGCTTGGGGCATGGCGGAACACTGCCATGGCCTCACGATAAACAAGATATGCAATGGTTCTCTTCTAATACTCGCAATCATATCGTTGTAATGGGCAGCAACACCTGGTTAGACCCAAAGATGCCCAAACCGCTACCAGATCGTCATTGTTGTGTTGTGACCAATCAACCTGTTGATAGTTTTCGTGATGCGCATACTATTATTCATGGAAACTATATTGAACAAAGTTTAGCAGTTATCAAAGCACAAAATTCCGATAAAGATATATGGATTATTGGTGGTGGTAAACTCATAAACAGCACCAAACACCTTTTCAAAGAAATATATCTTACAGTATTTGATGATGATTATAATTGCGATGTAAGCATAGATGTGGTAGAATTACTACAGAATTTCCAAATGGATTGGGAAACCTACGGCAAAGATAAAGTATTTCAGGTGTGGAAACGTGCAAAATTATAATGAATTATGTAAGAAAATTATTTTAACTGGACCACAAAGCATTGACAGAACCGGCGTTGGAACTGTCAGTTTATTTGGTGAACAGCTACGATTTAATCTACAAGAAGGATTTCCAGCAGTTACAACAAAGCGTCTTGCGTGGAAAAGTGTAGTTAGCGAACTGCTGTGGTTTATAGAAGGTAGTGGCGATGAACGACGATTGGCAGAGATATTACACGGCACGAGAGATGAAGCAAAGAAAACCATATGGACTGCAAATGCTCGTGCAAGCTATTGGCTTCCAAAGTCTCGTTATCCTGGCGATTTGGGTCGTGTATATGGTGTACAATGGCGTCATTGGCGTTATGTAGATGAGAATACTCCCCCATTTAAAGAAGGTGCATTAAAAAGAAACTATGACGAAGTTGATCAGTTAAAAGAATTAATTGATGGTTTGATTGCAGAACCTACTGGTCGCCGTCATATTTTAACAGCATGGAATCCCGGTGAACTAAAGGAAATGGCGCTACCACCTTGCCATATGTTTGCACAGTTTTATATTCGCAATAACATACTGTCTTGTCAAATGTATCAACGCAGTGCAGATTTGTTTTTGGGTGTGCCATTTAACATTGCAAGTTATGCGCTACTCACGCACCTAGTTGCCAAAACTATCGGTGTACAAGTAGGTGAACTTATCTTAACATTCGGTGATGTTCATATCTACAATAACCATGTTGAACAGGTTATGGAACAGTTACGTCGTGAACCATATCCTCTTCCATTTCTTGATTTAAGTGATGTCAAGGATATTTGGAGTGCACAAATGGAAGATATTCGTTTGATGAATTACCAACATCATCCAGCAATTGTAGCAGAAATGGCGGTCTAACATGCACGTATTAGTTACAGGCGGCTTTGGTTTTATTGGGCATCATGTTGTAAAACGTTTAAAGGATGGTGGTCATCAGGTTACTATCATTGATGATTTGCGTTTTATCAACACTGAACTTTATATGGCACGTGGGCGATATATGGATTTTGCATATGATGATTGGATCAATGCAGACTGTACGAGCACTATTATTCAGGATGTAGACGTGATTGTTCACCTTGCTTGCCACCCCAATCAAGCATCCTTTGCCAGAGATGGCGTAGCAGCATGGAAGAACGCTATCCAAAGCACCTTACATATGCTGACTGCCTACCCTAATGCAAAGATGGTGTATATTTCTAGCAGCATGGTTTATAGTGATTGGAGCGGTGTAATTGGTGAAGATGCGCCACTAAAACCTATCAATGATTATGGCAAGGCTAAACAAGAATGTGAGCAATTAGTCAGGGTTATTGCTAAACGTTGGGTAATTATTCGTCCAACTGCTGTATATGGTAATCGTGATGATGGCAATCGTGTTATCTCTAAATGGGTTAAAGCTGCAGCAAATCAAGAACCAATTCATGTAGATGATCCACATGCTACACTTGATTTTACCTACGTAGAAGACACTGCACAGGCAATTGCCAATGCTGCAATGTTTGATACCAATAATTTAATTGCCAATGTAAGTTATGGTCAAGCAAGAACTCTGCAAGACGCAATTGATATTATCAAAGGTTGGACCAACACACAGAGTGAAATCGTGTATGGTGATGGTATACCATTTAATATGCCAAGGCGTGGTGCTATGGATATTCGCCGTGCTGTGCAGTATCTTGGATACACACCAAAGGTTAGTCTAGAAGACGGTATACAGAAACTTATTAAATGAATATTCCATTTACAGATTTACAATCACAATATCAGGAAGCCAAGAGTAGCATTGATGCAGCGATTGCGCACACGATTGCTACCAACAGCTTTATCACTGGTCCTGATGTAATCAAGTTTGAAACTACCCTAGCTGAATATCTTGGTGTGCCAGCCGTTGCTAGCACAGGTAGTTGCACAACCGCCCTACAAGTGGCTCTTAAAGCATGTGATATAGGCATCGGTGACGAAGTTATAACCACCAGCCATACATTTGTAAGTACCGTAGAGGCTATTGTTAATATTGGTGCCATACCTGTTATGATCGATATTGATGAATTTTATCAATTATCGCCTTACGAGTTAAAGAAACATATTACTCCAAAAACAAAAGCCATACTTGCAATGGATGCGTATGGACAAAGCTGCGATATTCATGCTCTTCGCTATTATGCAGACGAGTATGGATTAAAACTTATCAATGATAGTGCACACAGTTTTGGTAGTGCTATTATGAATATTGCTGATCTTAACTGCTTCTCGTTTAATCCTATCAAGAACTTTGGAGCAATGGGCGATGCTGGTGCGGTTGTGGGCAAACCTGAACTAATAGAACGTGCCAGAATGTTCCGTGATCACGGACGCAATACCAAGTTTGTGTTTGAAGAAATTGGATACAATGCTAGAATTGATAACTTACAAGCCAACATTCTTCTTGCTAAACTTCCATACTTGAAAGAATGGAATGAAGGTCGCAAACGTGTTGCCGCAAGATATGATGTTGAATTAAACCATGTTGTGAAGACACCAAAGAAATCTGGATTAAGTGATCATGTTTATTATGTATATGTCATTGAAGTTGAAAACCGTGATGACTTTGCAGCATACTTAAAAGAATGCGGTATAGCAACCAATATCCATTATCCTATACCGTGTCATATGCAACCAGCATTTAGCAAGTATAACGCATCTCTGCCCAACTGTGAAAGTGCAAGCAAGCGTATCCTAAGTTTGCCATGCTATCATACGCTAACAGAAGCACAACAAGATTATATTATCGACAAAATTTGGGAGTGGCAAGCATGAAGATTTGGTTAGTAGGTTCGGGTTATTGGGGAAGTAAGATTGCAACCAAGTTGGAAAAACTACAAATAGATTACTCTATCATTGATATTAAAAATGGTCAAACGATAAATGACATTGACACTCTTGATCCTGTTATGTTGGCAACACCGCTATGGGATCACTATGAACAAGCAAAGTATCTTATTGATCGTGGACATGATGTTTATATTGAAAAACCAGCCGCTGAAAACTATGACCAAATAGCAGAACTTGTTAAACTGACAAAAGATAATATTGTAATGGTTGGACACATTTATATGTATAATCCAATCCTACATAAACTCAAAGACCTTATTGATAGCGGTAGACTTGGCGAGGTTCAATTTGTTAATAGCGTTCGCACTAATCTTGGCATTTACCAAACTAAGACAACTCCGCTGCTAAGTTTAGCACCACATGATTTTACTATTGTAAGTTATCTGTTAGGCGATTTGCATGTTCGTAGTGCACAAGGATTTAAGTACAGTCCTAACAGTCCATATCCTGACCGTGTGCTAGTTAATGGAACAAACTGGCATATTGATGTTAGTTGGCTGCATCCTGAACGCAAACGTGAGGTCACTGTTATCGGTGATAAGGCACAAGCAATATGGAATGATGACACAAGAACACTGCGTATATATGAGAACAATATTGTAGGTGCCAAACTCCATTTAAATGATCCAGATGAGTATTGGGATTTTAATAATTTACCAGACCCACTAGAAAATGAATTAGCACATTTTATTAATTGTGTTGAAACTCGTGCTACGCCAGATAGTGATTTAAAATATGCTAGAAAAATTGCAGATTATATTGATATTGCACACTTTTTATTGGACATCACCATATAATTGAGTAAAGTGATTGCGCAACCATTCCCAACGAAATGTGTTGCGACGAATCTCTGGCGTATCCATGTTATCTTCATAGAAACGTACACCATCATTAGCACCACGTAATGCCCATTCAGCATAATTACCATTAGCAATCGTGTGCCAAATATGTAATCTATATTGTGTTTCAACGTTTGGCATTGTATCTGTAAATTCACGAAGTTTGTGTGCTTCACGAAACGCTGTTCTCCAAGTATGATAAGGAGAAGCATTGAAAGAACCATAGCAAGAAACAATAGGCACAACTTCGTGATCAAAACTCAAGGTATAATCAGTGCCAAACTCGCCAAATGGTGGAGCATTTAGCACCATATCCCGATTATATAATACGATTCCCATGTGACCATAACGCAAACCATTAACAGTGTTCTCACTATAAAATATATAGTGTTTGGGTTTTTGCCAATAGTCAGCACCAATGTCAAAATTAAATGTTGGATGAATTTCAGTCTTGGCAAATACAGCATAGAAGTACGGCGTATCAGATTTGCCTGCTGCTGCTTTAAGAGCATTTTCCATTCCGCTAACACCATGAACTCGTTTAGCACGTGGAAATTTTTCTACTAGTTTATACCAGTTGGCATCTGCTTCTGGTTCATCATAGGATATAAAAATAATATCATTGAGTGCATCAAACCCATATTGCGGATAACGTAGCAGATGTGGGTATTCATATAGTTCATCTTTTACAATGCAATCTCGTGGCACAAGCGTGGTGCTATTGTTTTTATTGATGCTAATTACTGGTCTTTTATCCCATAAGCAAACATCTGGATAATCAACAAATCCAGTATGCGAGTAAACAGTGTATATGGCATTTAATCTGTTAGTTAGATTAAGTTCTCTTGCCAAACTATCTTGTGTAATTTTAATATTTGGCCAACGTTTGCGTTTTATTGGCACATGATCAAAATTATAATTTTGTTCGCCTCTCTTATAAGCATCTGCATTTATTAAAAAGGTATCGCCCTTCTCACAGGTTCCACTTGGCCAACAATGGATATAGTTCATATCATGATTGCTAGGCAACCAACTAAAATCAAATCCATCATAATCACAGCAATCTGCTATAATCCATAACCAAGGTTTTGTGCATTTATTAACAGCAGAATCAATCGCTGCTTGCATGGTGGTTATTAAACGAACTTGAAAATCTACCGAATGTGTATTATCAAAACTATTAGTGTTTAACAAACATGTATCATAATATTTGTTATCACTTGCAGACAATATTTCATCGTGATGTACGGTTCCGTTATCATTATCTACTGGTATCAACCATGTTGAATAATGTTGCGCATTGTTATGGCTTGGCCAAGCATGTTTATATTGTAACTGATGGCGGTTAGGCATCCAACGAAAATTAAACTTGCTATAATCTACATCACGATTAGCAAGCCATACATATTCTGTTTTGCTACATTGTTTTGCTTTCGCAATTAAAATTTCAATATCACCATCACTATAATCATACCAAACTATATCAAACATGGCTATTATAACCAGGCATCAAATAATCAATTTGACGTTGTTCATGGTCTGCATCAGCCCAACTATAATCATATATTGCCTTGATGCCATCCACTTCTATAGAATAGATATCAAGTTTATCACCCATAACATCCCAAATTTTGAAAATATCATGTGTTCCAAAACTGCGTTCTAAATCAATATGTCCAAGTTCAAGATAACCTAGACTTAGATTAGTATCTTGTGGATCATAACCTTCACGAACTAACCATTCATTAAATTTAACCACTTCTTCTCGTAGCCAAGGACTTAAATTCATCGTAACATCACGACCCCACTCAATATCAAACTCACCGCTATAATATTGTAAATGTGTGATAGCATCACAGGTTGCTTGGTCTAATACGGGAGCGCCTTCATCACGAAATACTTCCATAAGTGTTTTGCCAATCTGTGTCCAATGCATATAAACATGTGCAAACCTGCGATCATGTCCATTTACAGTAAATCCTTCACGATGCTCTGCAGTTAGATTATAACGAGTAGCATTTAAAAAAGTAGTAATTTGAGATGGACGAATCCATTCAGGTTTAAATCTTTGCTTGCGTAAACTTAAACAAAGTGTTTCAATTTCATGACACAGATTGTTAACTTGCCTAATACTATATTTTACATTTGGAGGCGCAAGTTTATAGTACAAACTTAAATTTTCAACCGTGCCTTGTAAGTGTTCAAAATAATTATGGACTTCATTCATTACTTCGTGATTTGGTCCACCGCTACTAGGATCATCTGTTAATGGTAGCATTACAGTTGCGGGTGTGTAGAAAGTTTTAATGTTTATACTATCTAATCCAGCCGATTGCCATACACCAATTTCGTTAAAGGTGTAAATTCTAAGTGTATGCTTGCGCAATTCTTTGCATAGATAATTAAGGTCACGTGCACCGTTTGGCCAACCATGCCAACAATAATTTTTTTCAAGTTCACTATTTTTTTGTAATTCTAATTTAAGAGCAGTAACCCAATCACGTGCTAATCCAGTATCATTTGGTTTAATATAATATGTTAATTTTTCTTCTTTGCGCATGGGATTGCGCAGCGTTACAGCAATTTCACTCATCAATATTTTTCCACCAATTCAAAACATCTCCAGTTAAGATGTCTTCCATTTTTATTTTAACATCTTTTCTTAGAGATTCCAATTTTAAAAGATGTGCTTTGCCTTTTATTGCCTCTTGTTTATAATTGTTAGGAAACTGCTCAGCAAACGTAGGGCGAGTTTTAAGATGTTCTAACACATCCCAAAGACTTTGTGTACGACGAGTGATGAGCGGTTTAATACGCTCCTGTATGCCCTCTAGGAGTGGTTCTAGGACCGTTCTAGGCAGCGCAAGAGGGCTGAGTAGTATATCAGGAGAGAAAGCAAATACAACCTTGCTCAACAGTTCTACATTCAGTTCATCGGATAAATTGATAATGCTCTCAAGGTCGTAAAGACCAGGTAAAGTAAGAGTAAAATCAATACGCATTTGTCTAGGGGTTTTTGAAGATTCAATCCCCCGTCGAAAGCTATTATACCACTCGCTATAATTAAGGCCAGTCCTAACATATTCGCCAATTGCTCCTGTTCCATCTAAACTTGCGCATATTTCCCAATGTGGGAAATTTTCAAGAAGTTCCCATAGGGTTCCTTCTTTATCCTGACAATAACTCAAGTTTGTATTATATCTTACACGAACTTGGTCAGCATAGTCAAGTTCTATTATTCGCCGCATGAATGTCCAATGCTCATCGTAGAGTAATGGTTCGCCACCTACCCAATAGATTTCACGCACACTTTTATTTTCAATAGCTTCACGAAACTCTGGTATTACTACATCACGAGTAAAGTCACGAATAGCATGACGGTTTTTAGGTTGCATCCAGTGATTTTTTGGGTTAGACAAATCAACCATATTGTTTTTACGAACTTCAACTTCCCATGCACTACTCAACATATCGCCACACATACGGCACTTGAAGTTACATACATTGCTATAGCGATAGTCCCAAGAGATAGGTTCTAAGGTTGTGTAGCCATTGCTATCTGTAGAAGAAACAATGTCCCCTCGTAAATGCCCAAAGAGGTTCCCAAAATAATCACGATATACAGAAGTGTTAAGCAACTTTTTATCACATACTTCGCAAGCAGAAGGAACCACACCAGCCAACCACTGTTTTCTAATTTCTCTAATATGTTCGCCATTCCACCAATCTTTTAATGTAAGTGGCGTAAACTTACCATCGCCACCAGCAGTATCGATATACTGTTGAAAATTTTGTGCAGGTTCACGAGAAGCACAGCATAGGCGTCTTTCACCGACAGGAGAAATAAATGTGTGCGTAAATGGGGCTAGGCAGAAGTCCATAAATTGTTCTTTATTATTTTCTGTCATTATTTGCCTAAATAATAGTGTAGGCCACGGACTGCAATCCCGCCTACTCTATGTTGAAAAGGAACACAGCAATGGTATTTAATACCCAACAATTCCCACAAAATTATTATGTCTATGCGTTTTTACGAGAAACTGATTTAACTCCATATTATATTGGCAAAGGCATTGGTAAAAGAGCATTTGCAACACACGGCAGAAGAGTTTCTGCCCCCAAAGACAAAAATAGAATAATAATATTATATCAAAATCTTACAGAAAATCAAGCATATAATATAGAAATATTGTTGATTGATTTTTATGGACGAGAAGACCTTGGGACTGGTCGTTTATTAAACATGACAAGTGGGGGCGATGGTAGAAGTAAAATTATTGTCAAGGAAGAAACAAGAGAAAAACTCAGCAATGCGAGCAAAGGAAAAAATAATCCAATGTTTGGAAAAACTGCATGGAATAGAGGACAGACAAAAGAAACTAATCAAAAATTAGCAGAGATTGGAAATAAATTGAAGGGGCATAAAGCATGGAATGTTGGAGTTCCACACACCGATGAGGCAAAAAATAAAATGTCAATTTCCAGAAAGGGTAGAAAATTATCAGAAGAACACAAAAGAAAGTTAAGTGAAAGCAAACGAGGAGATAAAAATCCAAACTTTGGAAAAATACCGTGGAATAAAAAATAAATCATTCATAACCTATCGCCGCTGCTACTTCTGGATGATGATCACTAAATTTTTGATTGCGTTGAATGTCACTATTCTTTAATGCTTCTACAAGTTTAGTACAATCACTGCCTTCACCTTGCATCATAAACTGCAATAAATTAACAACTTCGTCATTATATGGACCGCTATAATTTTTAAGTTTATTATTAATAAGTTCTTTTGCAGCAGCATTTAATCGTGAAATACTGAAATGCCAAGCATCATGTAGCACATTAAAATATACATAATCAAAACGTTGTTGGGCAATCCATTCACACATTTCATCAATATAATAGAAGTTTTGTACATTTGAAGTCATACATAATTGTAATTTAATATTTGTATTAGTATCACGGAGATCATAAAGACGTTGGAGATTATCCATCGCCTTATCCCAATTAGAACCATAACGTTGATATTCAAAGCGTGGACCAATATCATCTACACTAACTGCTATTTCAACTAATTTAAAATGAGGCCAAATTTCTAATCCACGTTTTGGAAATGTAGTTAAATTGGTATTATAATGTATTTCAATGTCTTTGGCATATCCCATTTCAACTGCTATTTCCAATAGAGTAAAGTGCTCATCAATAAGAAATGGTTCACCGCCTGTAAACTCAAAATATTTTGAATTTGCTAGAAGTTCAGTTAAATCTGACCAAAAACGCTGAGCCTCACGAGGCCAACGACCTTTTTCAAGGTTTTCACGAGCAGTTGTATTGCCAGGATGAATATCAATTTCTTCTTGCGCCCATTTTGAACTGCTGAAACTGCCACATATACGACATTTTAAATTACAAATGTTACCAAGTTTTAAATCAAGAAATGCAAGACTGCCATCGCTACTACTAGTAAATTTTTTGTCACCTATAATTTGCCGTAATCTAGAAATGCTATGCATACGTTTGCTTGTGCGTCCGCTATCTTCTTCTGCCCAACATCGATTACAGTTAGCAGGTTTTTCACCATCTAAGAAACTTTGACGAAGCGCAACCATATAAGAACTATTAAATGCTTCGGTTAGCGTATTTGTTTTTAAATCAATATCTGGAATAGTTTCATAACTTAAACAACATACTTTGCATTTACCCATTGGGTCTGCTTCAATACTTACAAAAGGTAATACACAAAAGTTATCCATTTAACATTCCTAACTCTGGAACAATGTCAAGTAATTTTTCAGTGCGTATTGCATCCATCTTATTTGTACGATCCCAAAACTTTGGTATTAAATTAGTTTTATCATCTGCCATCATAAAATTAATAGCACTTTCAAACCCTGTCGTGGCACGTCTTAAACTATCTAAAGGCGTTAACCATTCAATATGCTCTAGATACATTGATTTAATATCAGATTTACACTTTTGTGGTAGTATATCGATTCTAAAAAATGGCGGGTCTTGTAGAATATTAACATTTAAATCTTGTGGTTTTAAAAAACCTTTTTGTACCCAATCTTTATGAAATTTAGGTAACTGCCATATGTTCATAACACTTAATGTTGGACTAATATAAAAGTCAACCTGTGGACATACACGCAACATTTCTTCACGATTGCGCTCAGTTTGTGACCAGTCAGTTCCTTTGCGTACTAATTCTGCAAGTGGTCCCATGGCATCTAGGCTAGCACCAACACATACATTACTAAACTCATTCCAAAGTTCTAACACGTTTTGTTTTTTATAACGCAATTCACTAAAGTTAGTATTATAGATAAGTCTTACATCATTTTTGCCTTTCTTTAGCAACGCATTAAGAATACGATAGTGTTCTTCCATAATAAGCGGTTCACCACCAGCAAAATAGATATGTTCAACATAATCAAGATGCGGCTCTAGTTGCTCCCAAACATCTAATTGTGTACGTCCAGCATATTCAATTCTTTTATTATGTTTCTTAAAATATTCTGAATCATTTCCTTCAACTTCGAGCAATTTAACCTGGTCATCATACCAATTTGAACTAAAAATATGACCACAACTACGGCAACGAAAATTACATAGATTACTAAAACGAATATCCCAATAAGACAATGTTAATTCTTCAAGATGTCCTTCGCCGGTAGTACTGTCAACTCTGCCGATATGGTGACCAAATCTTTTATTGCTACTATTACGCATACTAAAAAATCCAGCATCTTCTTGTTCATAACATTTTTTACAAGCCCCACATGATTTTTCGGTAAGCATGTTTGTTCTAGTTTGCCGCATAGCATCACTATTCCAAACTTCTTTAATTGTAGATTCTCGCAAATTGCCAACTGGATGATCCATTTCAGCAGCGCAACAAATATATGCTGGTCCTGTTGGGAATGCATGCAAATGCGTCCAAGGCAACATACAAAAAGTTTTACTTTCCATAAGCAAAAATTTTTGTCGTTCGTCTAGTTTTTCTAGTTCAATAAACTCTGGAGTTCTTTCATTATAATTATAAACTGTCATACCAATCACTCAATTCTGGAAATGTTTTTGTAAAATTTTTATCACGGCGTTGGTCATACTGAGTATAAAATGTCTTAAAATCTTGCTGCAATATATCCATTGAACTAGCACCAGCATGTGGCGATTCCACACTATTTAAGTATTCAATCAGACGACGAATATGTTCTATCTCCATCTGATGCAACCAATGGCTATCACTCCAACGATCAAGAAACTGTTGTAGTTGTTCTTTACAACGTTGTTTAACTTCGCTAGGCATTACCAACGGGCTTTGAAAACTAGGGAAACGTAAGATATTAAGCGTGATGGTAAGACTA